AAAAATATGTGTTTTTAATTTTTGGATTCTTTGTTTCAACATATTCTAACCTATCTGACATAGGTATTCCATTTAAATCTTCAACTAATTTTTCAATTGTAATTATACCCTGTTGCTCAACTGCAAATGACCAAGTCCAAACATTTCTTATTTTACTTTTATATTCAGAACCAAATTTAAACGTTGTTAGCTTACGTTTCTTTTTTACAGGCGTATGAGAACCCAAGGGTTGGCAAACCATACTTAAACAGTTAATAATCATATCCCAATTTTTTTGAGAAACATCTTTGCGTCTTGAGGATTGTGTAATATCAATTAAAGTATAAACAGTAAACCAAGTTGCTGTATCTGGGTTAAACTCATGCATAAAAATATTTAGTACTAATAAAAAACCCCCTCATGGAGGGGGTTTTTTCTAACTTGCTTAAAACAAAATTAGTATGTTACTGCTGTAGTTGTCGGTGCGCCGGCCGCTGTTAATGTGGCTGCCGTCCATGCACTTGGTGACTCTGTTGCAAATGCTGTTGCACCTGCCGCGTTTTTCAATACACCGATTTGCACGATTGTTGCTTTTGTTTCGACGAGGTCGAAAAATGCTGTTGCGTTTGCCGCTACTGTTAAGTCAGTACCTGTTGCTGACCAATGCTGAATATCATGTCCGATGAACGAACCTGCTTCTATTACGCCGTTTACTTTTGCTACCATTGGAATTTCTCCTTTATTTTCTATGCATCATTATATCGATGCTTACATTTATTTATCTTTTAGAACCATTTTTAAACGCATTGGTTAATTAGAATTATTTTGCTTCGTGACCGCGGCCGATCTTATCGCGCCATGATCGTTTTGTGCCTTTTTTACCAGTAAGATGTTTAGCAAGACGATAAGCACCATACGTAGCTGCACCAGTAAGCCCTATACCCATAGCAATTTTAGAACGGGAAGACATACCACCTTTTGTATTTGCCGGTTGTGCTTTTTCCATATCCTTTACAGGTTTTACAGGTACATACTTTTTTTCTTTTGCTAATTTCATCATAACTGGCATAAGTTCAGACCGGACTGCTCTTGCTCTTAATGCTTGTATAATTCGTGTTATAACTAATGTCTTTTGCCCATGTTTTAAATTTACCCAATCAGATGCAAGACGACGAACAGACTTATATTGAGAATTGTCAACTTTTAATTGCCTTTCTAACCTAAATAAAAATTGAGCATCAAAATTTTTATTTGCTTGTCCTTTAGCAGTAATTCGTAACCATGTTTTCAATTGTGTCTCATTTACACGTAAACCTGCTAAAAATAAAGCACTTGCTTCTTTATCTGCAAACATATCACTTGTGTCATCAGTACCAACTAATCCTGTTAATAATATATACATATCTGTTCCGTTTATACGAAACACATTAAAATTATTAAACATAAATGTTTTTTTAGCATATTGAGCTGCTACTGGTGCATATTTAAATTCATTCTTAAGAATAGTTAATATACATGCATACAAGAATACTAAATCAGCGGCGTCTTTAGCAGTATAACGATTTATCTGCTTTTTTTGCCTAATTAGTCTGCTTTCGCATAACTCATTTATGAATTCTAATTCCATAATACTATTTATTAAAATGTTTTCTTAAAGTTAGCGGCACTAAACCCTAACCGATCAACTATTTTTACAGCATTGCCAACATGATCAACTGCTACAAAACCCTCTGGGTCTCTAACTTCAAATGTTCCATCGGGCATTTCTTCGAAAGTATCCATTGCTCTAATACCATTTAACTTTTTAGCAAACAAGCTCTTAACACTAAACAATCTAAACCATAATTCATATAACTGTATAAAACTATCTTTATTTGCATCAAAAAACTTTAAACCTATTTCTAATTCTTGTGTTTTTCTAGCAATTGAATCTTCTCTTTTATAATTTGCAATTGCTGTTTCTATTTTTTCTTCAAATCGATTAATAAAACTTGAAGCAAACTGTTCAGCATTAGCAGGAATAGCACCTTGCCGGACACTTGCATTAATTGTAGCTTCCAGTTGCTTACTAAACTCTTTACCAAACGCATCTGTATCTAAAAAATTAAAAAACTTCTTACCAGTTGATATTAAGTTTTTCTTTGCGTCATTCATTGCTTGTCGTATTTCGGTTGTTTCTTCTAATGTAAATGTTACTTGCCCACTAACGTCTTTTATATTAGCATCACTAAACCAAACACTATCAGTAGAAGTTAAATCTTCAACACTAGCACCAAATTTAGCATCATTACTTGCAGGCCAGTCTGGATAACTGGTATGAAACACTATACCTACTTTTGCATTATCTATCTTTCTGCCAATATCACTATTAGTAGGAACTGCATATGTTAATGTATTTGGAGTAAAAAATATCGCTTCTTCATTGTCTAATAACGCCTTGTCTTTACTTCCTGAGACAAAAAGCAAATCACCTTGTAATAATCCTTTAAAATTAGGTGGGAAAATCTTAGGCAACTCTTCTAATGCTTCTTTTAATTTACCACGCAAACTGCTTTTTTTCTCACCTGGTTTATTAGCATCAATTGCATCTGGCGTATCCATTATACGGGCACCAGTTTTTGCAAAAATACCCTTGTCGCCCATTACAAACTTACCAGTTGTGGCGTCTCTACCTACAAGAAGTGCAGGTGCGCCATCCCATTTTGTTGTTATATTTACTGAAGACTGTGTATGCCCATCTAGCAAATCTAAAAGAGCAGCTCCAATATTTAATGCATCTTCAGCACCTTCATAGCCGCCATGTAAAATACTATCTTCAAAATGATTTAAATGAGTATTTGCGCCTTCGTCTAATTCAACATCATCCGTGATAGGTTTACGTACATGGGAAAGTTTATGAAACCCCACACCTTGCGAACGTGTAATTCGAGGGCCTCGAAATTTACGCTTCTGTTTTATGTTTAGAATTAATTCGTTGATCTGCATCGTTTATTCGTTTTAAAGCATTACTAAACTTTTTAAGTTTTCCTGTACGGATTGCATTTAAAAATTTCTTTTGTAATTTATCTGCTGTTTCAGCATCATAATTACCTTCTAATAAGTGCATAATATTATTAGCACTGGCAATAACATGACTTGCCCGATTTTCAACAATTAATTCTTTATCCTTTTTAGGAAGAATATCTTCAATTTCGCTCAATATGCTTTTAATTTTCATAACAATTTCCGTACATTAATATTTATCTATTTAAAGTTCTTTTCAACGATCCAATTTATTCATATTTGAAATCATTTTTCTTAAATTTGATGCTTTAACTTCAGTTGTTTGCCCTTTCTCATTTTCTTTATCATCTGTTACTGAACTTTTTCTAACAACATTACTATATAAAACTTCTGAGGGTTGTTCTTCCTCGCCCTCTGGCAAATCACTAATTCTTAAACTATCTATATCAAACTGCAAATCTATCCGGTGTCCTACGCCACTACTACTACGAGTTTTCATAAATTGAATTTGATAGCGGCCACGTTCTCGCATTGGTGCACTTGTAAATATACCCATAACATTATCTGCTGTTTGTACTTTACTTAATCCGCCTGCAATATGAGAATGATCAAATTCTATTTCTTCTACTGCTGTTCTATTTAATTGTGAGGCCGTTATTAACAATGTATCTAACTCAACTGCTAAATTACGCAACTCTTCCGCAACATATTTGTCTTTAACAAACAAATCACTTGGACTTACACGCCTATCATTGGGCATCATTAAATCCAAATAATCAATTATAATTGCTTGTGGTTGATTACCTGATTGTATTTCATATTCTTTAAGATATGATCTAATTTGTCCAGTATTAACACCACTTGGCAAGTATGCTATTTGCATTGCACCTGCTTGTTTAGCAAGCAATTTAACTTTTAATTCTACCTTTTCTAAATCTTTAAATAAACTTCTACTAGACATTCCTGTTGCCATACTATCTATTCGCATTGCAACCAATTCTTCACTTAACTCAAAAGTAAAATATATTACATTTAAACCTAACGACACCCAATTTAATGCAAGATTTTGCAAAAACAAACTCTTGCCTGTGCCACTACCACCTGCAAAAATTGATAATTCACCTTTATTAAAACCACCAAACAATTTTTTATCAATTGCTGTCCAACCTGTACTTACTTGTCCATTATTATCTTTTAATGACCTTAACCGTTTTACAGGATCTTCAAAATAATCCGTACCTAAACTTTTCGTTAAACCAACATCACTTGCTTCTTTAACTCGTTTCTCAACTGAATAATATTCACCCTTTTCAATATCATCAGCACTTGCTAAAATTGCTTGCTCTAATGCTTTAAATTTTGCAAAGTCTTGAAACTCATCAAGAAACCATTCTTTGTGACGTACTGTTACTTCATTGTCTAATTCTACTTCTATACCTGTCTTTGCTTTAATTTGATCAATGGTTGGTAAACTATTATATTTTTCTGAATGCTCATTTATTAACGTAACTGCTGGCCGCAACTTATTATTAAAATACATCGGTACGACCAAACTTTGTATACGTACATACAAATCTTTATCGCTTATTAAAAAACCTAAAAATAACTTTTGTAGATCTTCTGTAAACTCTTTTGGCATTATGAAGTTTTCTCTTTATTCACTTGATGAACAAAATGAGGATCATTTTTCAACATCCTGTCAACATAATTTAATAATTTAATAGTCATTACTCGTTTGGTATGCAATTGCGTTGCTATTGACTTTAGTACTGTCTGTTCTTTATAATTTAATTTCACTCCACATCCTCCTGAAGGTTTTGCTGGGGCAGGTGCACTTCCAGCATCTTTTTTAATATTATCATTTTTTTTAACATCATTATTAATTCTTGTTCCTAAATCATCATCGAGCACACCACCTGCTTGATCTATTATATCTTGAAACTTTTCATTTTGAACTTTCATCTCATCCATTTGTTTTTGAAGTTCTTCAATTTTTTTATATAACTCACTTATATGAGACATTTATAGTTGCCTCTTTAAAACATTTATTTTCATTGAACTATCCTCACTTGTATCTAAAATACTTCTCAATGTAAACAGTCTCCCATACTTTTTAACTGCATCGGCTACATCTTTAACATTTTTGTCCCAGTCTGGGAAACTAACTGACCAACCGTGCTTAATTGCACTTGGTATTAATTTCTTTCCTGCTCTGTCTCTGTCAGGCACTAATATAATCTTTTTATTAAAGCTATTCAAAAACTCTGCTTGCACATCTGTTACTTGCGAACCTAGCAAACCTACACCATCTATACCTATTGCATCAAACGGTCCTTCAACTAGTATAACATATTTTCTGTCTTTTGTATACAACTGATCTACATTAAACAGATAATCTCGTTGGACATTAACATAATACTTTGGTGTAGTATCTTTATTTGGTTTAATATGCCGGGACACCCAACCTACTGTTTTATTTTTAAAATAGCAAGGAACAATAATACGACTATTTAAATCCATATATGTATCTGGCGACCAATAAAAATCCCAATTCTCATAGATACCTTTACCACGTGATTGTAAATATGATAAAACTTTTTTATCTACTTTATCAGAAATTGGCATAGAGTTATTTGGCAAAGCAACACTTTCCCAATCTAAATTTACTTTTCTTTCTGGCTCAACAACTATATCCTGATCTTTTTCCTTTAAACTTTCTATTTTTAGTTTATTAACTACACTATCTTCTATGTTAATACTAGTTAATAAATTAATAAACTTATGT